ATCACAATCCTATCGACTGCCTCGTTCAGTGTGGCGCCTTGCTCAGAAGATATCCTCAAGGATCAAGAACCGGATTCCAAAAGACTTTCATCCTCGGGATGCGGAAGGCTCTGTTCAAAGCCTCATGCGTATCGGTGACGTGTCCATGGACCGAGGATCGTGGACCATCATGACGCGCACCAACGCCTTCTGCTACGACTTTGCGGACAAGCTGGAGCAGATGGGCTACTACTACAGCGTCAAGGGCAAGGCCTCGGTAAACGAGAAGATGCTGCAGAACATGAGCACGTGGAAGACCCTGTCATCAGGCGGCACAGTGGCGCTCAGGTTTGTACGGGATTTGTACGGCGCAGTCCCCAAGATGGGCGACGGTGCGCTCGTCCGCCGCGGAGCTACCAAGCTTCTCGATGCGGCCGACCCCGAGACGGAGCTTAGCTACGACGACTTGATTACGCATTACGGCTGGCTGGGCAACCAAGACATGCATGTCTATGAAGTGCTGCGTGTCAGCAAGGACGAGGCGCGCTACATCCGCGCGCTGGTTTCCCGAGGCGAAGATCTGAGCCGAGCGCCGAGGATCAAGGTCAGCACATTCCATGCCATGAAGGGCGGGGAGGACGACAACTGCGTCGTGTACCTTGGGTCCACGTGGTCGTGCGTTGAGACGAAGCACCCCGATGACGAGTGGCGCGCGCTTTATGTCGCTGTCACTCGGACCAAGGAAAATCTATACTTACTCGAGTCGGACAAGAAATACAGGTATTCGCTATGAAAAAAGAAGACATTCTCGACACTGCCAAGGAGCTGATCGCAGGCCAGCGGGCCATCGACTACGGTGATGCGCAGGACAACTTCGAGCGCATCGCGGCGGGGTGGAATCTTATACTCGAGGCAACCGACGGGCCAATTACGGCAAGGCATGTGGCCCTGATGATGGACTGGCTCAAGACGGCGCGGTTGGCGCAGAGCCCAGACCACATGGACTCGTGGATCGACAAGTGCGGATACAGCGCGCTCGGGGGATCTTTTGACAATGCAGGGTAATGCACTGGACAAGGACCAGGTCATCGCGGCTCAGATGAACGAGCCGCCTGAACTGGCGTGGAACATCCCAACCGAGTACCCAGACCTTCGGCAGTACAAGCAGATTGCGGTTGACCTCGAGACCTGCGACCCGCGCCTGACGACGCTTGGGCCTGGCTGGGCTCGGAACGATGGTTTCATCGTCGGCATTGCTGTAGCCGCGGGCGACTGGGAGGGGTACTTCCCGATCCGCCACTCGAACGGCCACAACCTCGACCCGAAAATGACGATGAAGTGGTTGAAGGCGCAGATGGCCACACCGCACATCGACAAGATCATGCACAACGCCACCTATGATTTGGGTTGGCTGCGCGCGGAAGGGGTTAACGTTCAAGGCCGGATCATTGACACGATGATCACCGGCGCCATTGTAAACGAGAACCGGTTTTCGTACAGCCTAAATAACCTCGGGCGGGACTATCTGGCGGAGCGGAAGAACGAGAAGCTCCTGCGGGTGGCTGCGGCCGAGTGGGGCTTGGACCCCAAGGCTGAGATGTACAAGCTCCCGCCAGTATTTGTGGGCCGCTACGCCGAGCAGGATGCCGGCATGACCCTACGCCTGTGGGAGCGCCTGAAGCTGGAGCTCGACGAGCACGACCTCTGGAACATCTGGAACCTCGAGACCAGCCTGATCCCGATGATGTGCGACATGCGCCAGGCAGGTGTGCGGGTAGACGTAAGCAAGGCAGAGCAAGCAAAGCGCGCGTTCAAGAAAAGAAGCGTTGAGATCAAAGACGAGATACACCGCCTGACAGGCATACGCGTGGAGCCGTGGGCCGCGGCCTCCGTGGCCTCAGTCTTCGACTCGCTGGGATTGGGTTATCCAACGAGCAAAAGCGAGCAGACGGATATGTTCCGCAAGGGCGGCGCGCCATCGTTCACAAAGCAGTGGCTGTCGGCTCACGATCACCCTGTAGCCAAGATGATCGTGAGCCTGCGGGAAGTGGACAAGGCCGACAGCACGTTCATTGACTCGATCCTGCGCCACGAGCACAAGGGTCGTATCCACACAGAATTTCACCAGCTCCGCAGCGATGATGGGGGCACGGTGACAGGGCGATTCTGTGTTTCGGAAGACACCCTGATCGAAACACAGCGTGGGCCCGTCCCCATCATTGACATCAAGCCTCGCCAAGACATGGCCTTGACGCACCGAGGGAGGCTGCAGCCTATTCGTCATTTGATTTATAAGGGCGAGGAAGAAATGGTTGCGCTACGGGCATCTTGTGGTAGTGTAGTTAAATGTACCCGTAATCATCGTGTGATGACAGCCTCGGGGTGGACGAAGGTCGGTGACCTGGTCATTGGACAGGAGATTTGTGGTGTCGATATCCAAGAGGGACTTAGCGAACGAGGAGCTTTGCCGAGCAGTGGTAGAGTCGTACCTTTCCAAAGACAAGCCGAGCCTCAAGGAGGTGGGTGCGAAGCATGGGATAACATTTCACTCCGCACGAGCCATAGTCAACACAGCTCTTACAGAGGAGCAGATGAGGGAAGAGAAGGCCCTTCGGTACTCTCGGTCCAAGCTTGGCGCAAGAAACGGAATGTCGGGGAAAACCGGTGGCTTGCACCCCAACTACAAAGGACGGCTGTTCTGCGACCCGTACGGCTACATTCTGGTGCTCAAGCCGAGTTGGTACACGGGGAGACCTTTGTCGAAGCACGTCTACGAGCATCAGGTGGTAATGGCTCAGATGCTTGGCTTGACCGAGGTGCCCGAGGGTATGAATGTTCACCACATCAACGAGAACCGAGAGGACAACTCGCCGCACAACCTCGCATTGGTGACACCGGAGGGGCATCGCTCACTGCACGCTCGGTCACCGTTGAGAAAATTGAGCCTTTGGGAGTTGCACAGGTCTGGGACATCGAGGTCGAAGCCGACCACAGCTATGTCGCCCACGGACTGATCCACCACAACTCTTCTTCAAATCCAAACCTGCAGCAGATTCCGGCACGAGACCCAGAGATCAAGAAGGTCATCCGCGGCCTGTTTATCCCCGAGGATGGGACACAATGGGGGTCGTTCGACTACTCCTCACAGGAGCCGCGTTTGCTGGTGCACTTCGCTGCCAGCATCAGAGGCCCGAACCGCCACGACATGATCGACGACGTCGTCAAAGCCTACAACGAGGGAGACGTCGACCTCCACCAGATGGTCGCCGACTTCGCAGGCATCACGCGGAAGGAAGCCAAGGTCGTCAACCTCGGGATCATGTACGGCATGGGCAAGGCCAAGCTCGCCGGACAGCTTGGTATCGCCGAAGAAGATGCGGGTGCACTCCTGTCCACACACCACGAGAAGGTGCCCTTCGTTAAAGGGCTGGCCGATCTCGCCATGCAGCAGGCAGCCAAGCACGGGGTTATCCGTACCCTGCTCGGCCGGCGCTGCAATTTCCACCTCTGGGAGCCACGGACCTTCGGCTACAAACAGCCGCTCCCCTTTGAGGAGGCCATGCAGGAGTATGGTCAGCCACTCACAAGAGCCTTTACTTACAAGGCCTTAAACAAACTAATCCAAGGATCGGCGGCCGACCAAACCAAAAAGGCGATGGCGGATTGTTACGCAGAGGGCCTTCTGCCTATGCTCACGGTCCACGATGAGCTATGCTTCTCGGTACAGAGTTCGGAGCAGGCCGCCCGCATTCAAGAGATTATGGAGACAGGCCTTTCCGACGTGTTGAAAGTCCCGTCAAAAGTAGACGCGGAGATGGGCGCCAACTGGGGAGAAGTCGGATGATCAATAGTTTTAAATCGATGGGTTTCAAAGACATGCACCCCATGCAGGTTGAGGCGTTGACCGAGCTGATCGGGATCGCCTTGAACCTTGCCTCTCTGGCGGAAGACAACGAGATCCTTGAGGAGACCGCCGCCTACTGCGATGAGCTGGTCAAGCTCTTCGGAGGCAACGGTGTCAGCATGTCTGTGGACGTCGACTTCTAGGCCTGCCCCAAACTCTGCGCGATCGCCATATTGGCCGCTTGATCTGCTGGGTTATCGCCCAGCAGCGCAGGGTTAACCGCGCCCTGTTGCATGGGCCGAGCAGCTGGCGCTTGCGGGACAGCTGGGGTCTGCATGAAGGGGTTAACCGGGGCGACAGGGCGAAAACCGGGAGGCGCAGTCGGAGGCGCCACAGGCTCGGGAGCCGCGGGACGAAAGCCTGGAGGAGGTGCAGACGGCGCACTGGAGGGCCGAGGACCGAGGACCTCGGGCCGCTGCTCGGGTGCCGTGCGCAAAGGCTCGTCTTTCCGCGCCGAAGTCATGTCGTTCAGCTGCCCAAAGTTGATCTCCTCGAGCAGGCGGGTGCGGCCCTCTCGGTTGAGCTGGTTTCGGATTTCTGCCGACGTGTCGGACGAGACTGATGTGGGGTCAAAACGGCCGTCCATAATAGAGTTGGCTTCGCCCCGACCTATCCCAGCCTGCTTGATGAGCGAGTACCGGATCTCGTTGTCGTCCATGCCCAAGGTCCGAAACGACTCAACCTTGCGGAACAGCTGGCTCTGCGCCCGGTAAAGCTCGTCGAGGTATGCGCCCCAGTCCGCGACGACGGTCTCAGGCGTGGCCGCAGCGTCTTTCAACCCGCGCAGGGCCCGGGTCCGAGAGTCCGTCCGCAGTGGCAGGTACTCGGAGCCCGCGTATTGAGCATCGGTCCGCATGTTCAGGCGCATAGGTGTAAAGCCTGTCACCAGTCGGGCGATCTCCTTGGCCGGGTTTGTGGTCTCGCCCTGTCGGTCTGGACCACCCGTGTATGCCCGCAGCAACCGGCCGTCCCGCAACTCACCATTGCGCTCTTCTTTCAGCATCGTGGCGACGTTCGGCACAAAACCAAACATCAGGTGGTTGAACGATGCCGTGGCCTTGTCCGCCATGCTCTGGTTTGGCCCGTAGATTTCCGCGCCAGTGGCACTCACACCACCGCGGCCTACCAAGGTTCCCTCT